CCTAGCTCCCGAAATCGTAGGGACTTGGTGGTCCATGTGGACACTCTAGACGAAATAAATATTTATTGGAGAACACAATGAATACAGATAACATCATGGTAGACACCTGGTTATCACTGGCAAGAGATTTCCGTGCACAAGATCTGAGCCTGTTTAAAGAGCAGGGTGACTTATTGAAGAAGCGGGACATTGCTTCGTTCCGTGAGTCAGCTTTCCCTGGTCGTATGCAAGCTCCCATATGGCTACACAAACGTGTTTACCAAATGGAGTCGTTCTTTAAGCGGTATACTTTTCAAAATGACAAGTACACTAAAGAGTCACTCGAACAGAAGGCTAATGAATACTTTGTTGCCTTCCAGACGAAACTCGCCGCCCCACGCGCTGACTACCTCTGTAGTACCAAGGTAGTTATAAAGCTTGCGCGTAAACTTGTGCGGGAGGCCCTAGGGCCATATGATCCCGATGAACACATGCGGTTATGTCGTTTTGGGAAAAGAGCTGCGGTTGGTGTAACCGCGAAAGAAGCTTTCCTTGACAGGAAAGTTGAGATTCTTTCTTGCTCAGAAGGGCATGGTTTGTGGTTCTTACATGACTACGTCACTACGGACAAAATCCTGAACGACGCATGTATTTATTCCATTTCCCAAGCGCAGAAAGAGGGAACAATAAAAACGTACCCTTTAGAACGCGCTACATGTCTTTCCCTTGTCAACGTACCGAAGAAGTATAATACCTTCCGCAGTATAATGCCTAATACAGTTATAGGGGGTTTCTATTCCCTAGGTTTAGGTGTGTATATTGAGGATCGCCTGCGCAAGATTAATCGTGACATCCGAAAACTACAAGATGTGCACAAGAAGTTAGCGCAGCAAGCGTCAAAGACACGTCACCTAGTAACGCTTGACGTCTCAAAAGCATCTGAGAACTTCCAAGCCTCCCTGGTGAATATGTTGTGTCCACGCGCATGGTACAATGCTCTCAAATTTGGCCGTATTACAAAAGCTCGTTTAAGCAACGATGAAGAATGTTACTTACAAAGCTTTATGGCCATGGGCATTGGATTTACTTTTCCTTTGCAGACTTTATTATTTGAGTCTGTTATAAGGGCGATTGCCTCACTTGTTGGTATCGATTCAAAGGAAACTATCTCGGTATACGGTGATGATTGTATATATCCCCGGAAGATCCATAAATACGTTATAGCTGTATTTAACGATTTGGGTTTTACACCAAACATGGACAAGACCTTTGATTACCACTTTTTTCGTGAATCTTGTGGCGGTGACTACTACCACGGGGTTGACGTTAGACCATACAGTCCAAATGCTACATCTCAGGACTTGTATGGAGTGAAGCTAGAGGCGTTTTGCTATAAAATCCTTAACGGTCTGTTACGACGGTGGGACTTTGCAGAAATACCGCAAGCTGTGCATCACTTACTCAGGATTATTTCAAGTTCTGCAGGACGTGTGTATCAGGTTCCTCCTAGTTTTCCAGACACATCCGGTGTTAAGGTTGACTGTATACAAGATGCATGGTACATACCATGGTCACGTGTATATTGGTCCTCTACAAAAGCCAATTATGTCTTTCCTTATTTGACAAAAGAGGCTGGGGACCGTAAAGTTAGAAGCGTTTACCCCTATTACTGGAACTCAATGCGTATTTCATCTCTTGGAAAAGATGAGGTGTGTACGGATTGGAGTCCATGGGATAATGCACCCGTAGAGCAACTGACGTGGGTAAAAACGAAACCCGCAAAGTACTGCACTTCACGGATAACAAAACAGCGTTTAGTAACGACATACGCTGTTACACCCTCGAAAGTCGGTTTCAGGTACAAAACCAAACGGG